GAACGGCGGTTTATACTCAAGCCGAAACAACGCGCCTTCGTGGAATCGAGCGCGCAGTACAGCTTCTATATCGGTGGGATCGGTGCAGGCAAGACGTACGCCGGCGCGGTCCGCTCGATTGTGTACGCGCTCGCTCACGATGGCTCACTTGGGCTGATTGGCGCGCCGACGTACACGATGCTGCGTGACATCACGCAGCGGACGTTCTTCGCGCTCTTGCCGCGTGCTGCCATTCGCAGCTACAACCGCAACGACCAGCATCTCGTGCTCGCGAACGGCTCTGAGATCCTCTTTCGCTCCATGGATCAACCGGACCGCTCACGCGGCCTCAACCTCGCCTGGTTCTGGCTGGATGAGGCGCCGCTGTGCGGCTACTATGCCTGGCAGATCCTCAAGGGCCGATTACGACAGCAGGGGTACGTGACAGCGGGTTGGGCGACCGGAACGCCCCACGGCAAAGATGGCTACTGGCGCGATTTCGAGGGCAAGCCGCAGCCTGGCCACCGGCTGTACCGTGCCAGCACACTGGAGAACGCCAGTAACCTTCCACCCGGCTATGTCGAAAGCCTGGGATACACCGGCGCGTTTTACGAGCAAGAGGTGCTCGGACTCTTCACCGCGTTCGAGGGTCTCGTCTACCGCTTCGAGAGTGACCCGCTCGCGGCGGATACGCACGTGCGTGCCGCCCCACCAGGGAAGACGTTCAGCCAGGTCGTCGGCGGAGTGGACTGGGGCTACACCAATCCAGCCGTGGCACTCGTCTTCGGCCTCGACGGCGATCAGCGCGCGTGGCAGCTGGCCGAGTTCTACCAGCGTCGCGCCAGCCTCGACGAAACCGTCATTCCGGCGATCGTGGAGTTTACGCGCGCGTACGGCGTCACGGACTGGTACTGCGGGCCGGATGAGCCGGAACACATTGACCAGCTCAATCGTGCGCTCGACGGGGCGATGCTCGACAGTCGCGCCCGTCCCGCGGACAACAGCATCGTTCCGGGCATCCAGACCATCTCGACGCTGCTGGCCCTGCGCGGCGACGGGACACGCGGCCTCTATGTGGATCCGGCGTGCGTCAACACGATTGCCGAGTACGGCAGCTACCAATACGCCACCAAAGAGGCAGAGCAGCGCAACGCTGACGAGAAACCGTTGAAGCAGAACGACCACGCGCTCGACGCCACGCGCTACGCCCTGCACACCGCGCTGGCTCGCTTGCGGAGCACCGCGGCCTATGCCTCCGCGCATTCCGTGACCGATCCCGCAGAGGCGCTCCTGCGGCGCGCTGCTGCCCAGCAGCCTGAGGCCTTCCATCCCGATGATGACGAGGCCAGTCGTCAGCATCAGGCCGACCTCGCGCGTATCCTCCAACGCTTGCAGCGCGGCGGCGATTTCGGGTTCACTCCGCGCGAATGAGGTATCCACATGGGCCGACGCCGCATACGCACAACTCGAGCGCGATCGGCCAGAAACCAACGGCCTGATAGCGCACTCGTACTGGCCGCGCTGCGTGATGCGTTGGCTTCGACTGGCAGCGCGGAACAGGAGAGCGCGGCTCACGCAGCGGAATCAGCCCGCCAGGCTGTCCTGCAGCTGCGACAACTCGCGCCACAGCTCCACGCCTTTCCTGAGCTGCTTGGCGAGGTGCGTTATCTACTGGCACAGGTCGATGCGCGTGCGCTGGCGTTGGGCGACCTGCAGACGAAAGCCGCGCCGACAGGTAGCACGCCGGTCGCATCGGGCGGGGCCGCCGGTGCGTGGGCAGGCATGCACGCCAAACGCATGGATGCCGTGGGCGTGCCGAACGCGGACTTCCTGCGACGACTCGCCAGCAAGAATCCGTGGGTACATGCGGCCATCACGACGCGCAAGCAGCAGATCGGCCGTGCCGATATCACGGTGATTCCCGCTGACGAGACCAAGCCATTCAACGTCAAGGTCCAGCGACAAGTCGAGCGCCTTTTGAACTTCCCGAACGAGTATCGCGACTCCTACCGCTCACTCATGGAGCCGGTGCTGGATGACATCCTTGTGCTCGATCGCGGCTGCATCAGCAAGTCCATGGATGCGCGGCGCACGCCGCACGGGCTGTACTATGAAGACGGCAGCACCATCAAGATCATCGCTGACTGGAACGGCGATCCCGCGATGCCGCGCTACGTCTACGCCGCGCCGGATGGCATCCGAACGGTGCCGCTACGCAACGATGAGCTGATCTGTATCATGGCCAACGCCGCGAGTTACCGCTTCGGCCTCTCGCCGGTACAGGTGCTGCTCGATACGATTCGCGCGGATCTCGCGGCCACTGATAAAGCAGCCAACCTTGTGCGCGACGTACCACCGCCGCATCTGGTGCATCTCAAAGGCGCGACCCAGAGCACGATCAATGCCTTGCAGCGGGCCTACGAGATGGACGTGGCGGGCAAGCGTGAGATTATGTATCTGGGCACCGACGGCGACATCTCAGTCTATCCGCTGATGTTCAGCCTCAGGGACAACCAGTTCCTGGAGTGGCAGACGTATCTCGCGCGCAAGATCTGTGCGGTCTTCCAGATCAGTCCGCAACAGATCGGCATCACGTTCGACATCAATAAAGCCACTGCCGAGGTACAGCAGGACATCACCGAAGATGCCGGGCTCATCCCGCTCTTGCTGCTCCTGGAAGAGTTCCTCAATCGCGAGCTTCTGGCCGACTTCGCGCCGGTAGACAAAGACGGCCGTCCCACTATGGACGCGTTGAACCTGCGGATCATCTACCCTGAGGTCTCAGAGATCAGCCGGATGCTGCACGCCGAGCGCGTGCTCAAGATGGCACAGGACGGCTTGTCGGGCTTGCCACTCCTGACGCCGAACATGGCGCTCAAGATGCTCGGTGAGGAGCCGGTCGCCGGCGGCAACACCTTCTGGGTGGATACGAAGAACGGTCCGATGCCGTGGCTGTCCTACGACGGCGAGACCGGCGACTATGGAACGTTCGCCACTGCTGGCGACCTTGGCGCACAGGACCCCGAAGGTGGACTCGACGACGACGAAACGCAGCCAAAGGACACGACCCAGGAGAAGCCGGACCGCAGCCGGCCAACTGATGCACCTGCTGCAGAGTCGGGCCCGGCCACTGGTACCACGACGGAGCAGCCGGAAGCAACACCGCCAACGGCTGCGGCGAATGCTGCCGCATCGAGCACGCCGAAACAGCTGCGATCGGTCGTGCGTCGTGATGCCCGTATGCCCGGGCGACACTGGCGACCAGAACACGAGCGCATGGTCACACTCGTGACGTCCAAGTCCGACGGCAACAAACCACACAAGCTCGGCAGGGTGCGATCGGAGGTGGCGGCGGCGCATCACAAGAGCATAGGCGAGATCAATGCCGCGGCGGAACTGGCAAGCCAGGTGAAGACGCTCTTCGAGGAGGCGCAGCAGCGCGGGGCAACTGCTCAGATGGCAGGCTAGCCATGTCTGACTCTCAGAATGCCCACGAGCGAGACGTGATCATCGCCGGCGTCACCGCCGCGTTCCTTTTGACGGATAGCGCCATCCGTCAGATGGCTGCGGTGATCCTCGCGGCACGCCTCGCGGCGCTTACTGCCTCCTACGAAGACGCCGCCGCCACGATGGGAGCCGACGTGCCTGACGACTGGCAGCCGCCGGACGACCTGCACGACGCCATGCGTCAGGCCGCGGAGGCCAACGCACGGCACATCGCAGACACGTATCGCGCCGACATGGAGGCGACGGCGCTGGCGTTTCTCTTGGCATGGCAGGCGCAGCACGACGGCAGTTTGGATGGCGCGCGTGACGCGCTGCGCGAACACCTCGCGAACTGGTGCACGACCCGTGCTGCCTGGAAGTCGAGCCAGGTTGCCCAGTACGAGACGGCCAGCGCGGCCGATGACGGTACGGAACAGTTCATCCAGGAATTGCTCGACGGGACCGCTCTGGACAGCAATGGCGATCCGATAGACAGCCGCGGTGCGGTCGTGGCCATCCTACCCGATTACTCGTCACCCGACGGGATCTGTAGCGACTATGCCGGCGAGACGTTCCCACTCGAAGACTACGACCTGCTTCCCGACTATCCAGCTCATCAGAACTGTATCCACGAGAAGACGATTGTTCTTGCGGATGGCATGTAAGAGCGCACTGTCACTATGGTGTGCCGGATGCGCCTTTCTGAACCTGGTTGACCATGTAGTCACACTGGTATGCCAAGCGATCTGCGGTTGCATAGTCGAGGAAGATGCGAAGTGTCCCACGAAAGCCTGTGGTGAAGTAAAGAGCGAGCACGTCGCTGCGCGAGAGCGCTGTGCGAGGGTCGAGAGACACCTCGATGCCGTTCACGACTCCAGGCTGCCGTGCACGTAGTAATTCCGCAAACTGTTGCGCTTCGCTGACAGTAAATTCGGCATTAAACATACCTGGGAACGTGTCCACTCCGTAGTGGAGTAATACACTCGTAGGTGGTTGCTGACGCCCGCTGGGGTACATGAGCCCCATGCTCAAATCATTTGGTCCTGCGACGCGGTCATAAGTGTTCTTCGACCAGTCGCCTTGCGATGTACTCATATACGAATCGCACCTCCTTGTTCCTAACAGTAGCACATCGCACTGCTGCTTACGACCTCGTCTACCCAGTGTATATCGCACGATCTTGCATCTGCACACATACGCCATGTCCACACAGTTCACGAAAGGTGCGCATACATCATATGGAACAATCTCACGCAGCACAGCCGGCACAAGAGCTCGTGCAAGGCGAAGGCGCTCGCTGGGACTACCAGCTCGACCCAAAGTCGGTCCGCGTGGGAGAAAGCGTCGCGTTTGTCGGGCCAGATGGCGTCTTGCGGGCTGCGCTTGTCGTCAAGGTCTGGGACGATTCCCTCAATCTAGCCGTGTTCATTGACGGCACGAATGACCGCCACTACACCTCATCTGTTCCCGTGGTCTGGGAGACGAGCGTGCCCTACGCGCACCCGGATACGAAACAGGCACGCTCCTGGCATTACTGGACGCCGGCTGAGCAGTAGCTTGATCTCTACGCCTTTGCAGAAAGTCTCTCCCATAGGCCATTCCTCGTTATTCATGGAGATCGCATCGTGTATTACAAGAACAACCCCGCCGTCATCGAATCCGACGACCTGGGCGAGTTGCGCTCTCTGCAGACGAGTCAGGAGCCCGATGGCACGCAACTCGTCACCATGACCTTCACGGTCAATGGCAAGACCTATCCCGTGGGCGAGAAGCCACAGCACGTAGCGCTCACCAATGGCGTGTCGCATCGGCTGCTGCCCGTGCCTCCGGAGACGCCACCTGCACAAGAGCCAGCTCCGATCTCTGCGCAGGAAGGCGCGCCACCTAACAGCGCAGCCACACTGGTCGCTGAAGAGACGAGCGCACCAGCGACAGAGATCGTCACTCCTGAGATTTCTGACAACGCGGCTGGTACCGCGTCCTAATGTTATGGAGGGCCCGCCACATGGCTGAGCCACATGAGCTGCCAGCAGCCACGTTGGCGGCACGTCCTCACGATCCCGTGGATTTCACGGTCTTCACCGGCGCGATGGAACTGGCCGAGTACGGCTACACTGACGAGCTCATCTCACTGGTCGGTAAACCAGAACTACAGAATCGCCTTGCCGAGCTGCCACGTCCGCTCGTCAACATGACTGGCAGCAGCACCGAACGCGACCTGCAGGGCGATCGTATGACGGTGACGGCACTGCAGGACATGACGCAGTGCGACGCCAACCTCAGCATCTTCCTCAATCACGATTACACTCTGCCCGACTCGCTCTTCGGCAGCCTGCAAGGCCAGCCGTCCATCGTGATGAGTGGTGGCATTGCCGATCTGCACTTCACGTCCGATGTCGAAATTCTCAACCCCAACGCGCTGCAGACCTGGCTCTACGTCCAGCGCGGCCGGCGTATGGGCGTCTCCGGTGGCTTCATGGTGACCGGCTACCAGTGGGTGGACGTGGTGACTGAAGCGCCGGTGGACGAGGGTGACCTCGACTTCTGGGACATCATCGAGGGCAAGGTGGTCGTGGACATCACTCACGTCAAGATGGTGGAGATGTCCGTTGTGGGCATTCCCGCCAATCAGCGGTCGTGGGTGGAGCATGCCATGAAGGGCTTGTTCGCTCGTACCTACAATCCCAAGCTCGCGCCAGTGGTCCGCAGCCTGTGGCCGGAGAAGTGGCTCAACCTGCTCTCCGGCGTCGAGAGCCGCGAGCTCACTCAAACCCTCGCGGAGACGCTGCCGCGTAAATCGAAGAGCGTCACCCGCCTGTTCTGGCTGCCGGAGACGCGCGCATTTGTGCTCGAATCGGGCGGACGGCAGCAACAGGTGCCTCGTTCTCGCGTCAAGGACCTACTGGCGTCCATCACTCCATCATCTCCCAACCGAACCGCAGCCCTGGCAGTGCCCACCATGACACCGGACGGGCTGAAAGGAGTGCCAATGAACGACCTCACACCCGACGTGACGAAAGGCGCGACGGGCAAGACCGATTGGCCGCTGGCCGAACGCGACCGGCCATGGGACAATGGCGCGGCACACAAGCGGCTCCTGGAATGGGCCGGCGGCAAGGACAATCTCGACAAGAGCAAGTTCCGGAGCGTGCACTTCTGGTCGCCTGAGGGTGATGTGGCAGACAACGTCAGCGAGTACAAACTCGCTTTTTGTGACGTCATTGGCGACGAGGTAAAGGCGGTCCCACGGGCAATCTTTGCCTGCGCCGGTGCACATGGCGTGGATGCCGCCGATATCCCCGAGGCTGACAAGGAGAAGATCAGGAGCCGCATCGAGGGCTACTACCGCCGGATGGCGAAGGAGTTCGACGACGATTCGATCGTTGTACCCTGGGCCGATGAGAAGAGCCTGCCCACGGACTTCGTGATCGTGAAGGCGGAAGACGGTGACATTGCGGTGAGTGCTGACGGGCGACATGCGCCGTTCACAGGTGAGCACACGCATCGTCACAAGGCCATGGGTAGCCAGGGCGACGATGAGATGCATGAGCATACCCATCGCCATGACGGTGACGCGCGTCACGATCATCCGCATGAGAAGTCCGCAGATCACATCGCACAGAAAGGCGACGGGGACGGCGAGAGCGTCCGGGTGAATGACGACGGCACCCACGAACCGATGACCGGTTCCCACACGCACGTCCATCATGACGGGCATGGGAACCGCCATACCCATGAGCATGAGCATCACGGCGATGCCGACCATGGTCATGCTCATGAGAAGGCCGTTGCTCCCGACCGGACCAAGGATCAGACCAAGGCCGGCGACGGCATCGTCACGATCCTGGAAGACGGCACGCATACCCACGAACATCATGATGGCGACGGCGGGCGTCATGAGCATGAACATACTCATGATGGCGACGCCGATCATGGGCACCGCCACACTGAGGAAAAGGCGCTCGATGCGCACAAGGTCGCGCTGCTCAAGGCCTATAACGACCTCGGTGCGGCGCTCGGCTTCGCGTCCGTGGATGCTTCCGGCCTTCGGGCAGATGGCGTCTTGCTGAAGGGCCTGCTCAAAGATGACAACGATAGCCAGGAGGTCATCACGCTCGTCTCAGAGATCGACTCGATGACCGACACGCTATGCGACGCGCTCTCCGAGGTCAGTCCCTGGCAGCTCGACTCACGTGTTGATCGTCTGATGGCTCTGCTGGGCATTCCCGATATTGACGACGGCTCGGACGATGACGATGGCGCAAGCACGCCCCAACCAGCATCAGCACCACTAGGTCCAGTGTATAGCTCGCGCAGCGCACGCCGCGTGCAACGCAAGGCCGGTCGCCGTCATAGCCAGGAGGACATGGACCGCATTCAGGCGATTCATGATCACTGCATGTCGCTCACCGATGGCATGTGCTGCCAGGTCACGAATGCCGCATCCGCCGCGGCGGAAGATCAGACCATGTCCGATAACGCGGGCGGTGATCAGATGCAGGATGCACGGGACACGCTGGACGGCAAGGCACTCGCCGACCTCATCGCCGCAGTAGGCACGCTCACCAAGGCCATGAGCGGTCTCGGCATCAGCGCACTTATGGAACAGGTACAGCTGGTCCAGCGCCAGCTCGGCGCCGCATCCGCCCAGCAGCAGCAACTCGCCGCGGAGACGACCACGCTCGCGGAACAAATTGGTGAGCTTTCGCAAGTCCCACTCGGTCGCCCGACACGGCTTGCCCGTGCGCTCGGTGGCGTGCGCGCGAAAGATCTTGGTGATGCCGGCACGCTCACGACCGAGCAGCTTGTGGCACTCATGGCCACGCCAGCGTCGGACGATGACCTGACGCCTGAGCAGCGTCTTGCGCGTGCCTATGAGCGCACGAGTAAGCAGTACGTGCAAGGTGTTGGCCTCTGCCGTCATTGGCCGGCTGGCGTCGGCAAAGGCATCCGCCCCGCGCTCAGCAGTGAGCAGCGCGTGGCCGTGATGGGCCTGCCGGATGGGCTCGGCCACATCATGCGCTACGAAGAGAGTGGCGATGCCCTGATTCCGATCATCGGCGACGACGACTGACCACTTTTCCTCCAATGTGCTTTCGCCGCCGTATGCAGCTCCCTCGTGCGTGGGTGCCAAGGTGCGCGGCGTGGCATAGATGACGACCTCACGACACAGCACCCATGACGGCCATGCCGCTGACGCATGGCAAAGGAGTTGGTATGCCTACAGCCGTTCAGGACAACCCGCTGGAGTTCCGCTCCACGCTGGCGCATCCACAGGACGTGACGTATCAGCTGGAGCGGCGCAAGAAGATCAACACGCTGCTGCGCTACTCGGCTGAGGAACTCAAACAGATGCTGCGCATCGCACAGATGCAGCCGGCCCCGCGCGACGAAACCGGGGTGCAGCAGACGATGGCGCGCGAACTGCGCAGCGCGGCGTTTATCCCCGACAGCGTCAAGAACATTCTGGGTACGACCTCAGGAACGGGCGAATCTGACGGCTCCGCATTGGTCCGGCAGGACCTGGAGCCCATCATCTACGCATTGTTCGTGAAGCAGTTTCCTTTCTATGAAATGATTCCAAAGGAGCCGGCCAACGGTCTCGTGCACGCCTTCGATCAGATGGTGTCGCCGGACCCGAACACGACGTCCACCAGCAACACCATCAGCACGGTCGTCTCGGATCTCGGCACGGTAGGGTTCACCGCGTCGGACTATGTGCGGCAGACGGCGAACATCGCCGTTTTCGCGCTCGGTCGTGGCGTGGGCTTCAAGGAACTGGCTGCGGTCCGGCAGGGCGGCATGGCATGGAATCCGGAGAAGCTGGAGCTTTCCGCTGGCATGGTCAAGCTGGCGTATGACCTGCAGACGATGCTCGCGCAGGGCAACGGCACCTACGCATCCGGCACGGGTGCCAATGAGGGTGGCGCGTACAACAACACCTACTTCGATGGTCTGCGGCTCATCCTCGGCTCGGTCGCTGGCTCCAACTACGCGTCCAACAACGCGATCCAGATGGAGCAGGGCAGCCTGAACCTGACGCAGACGATTAAGGCCGCGGTGGCCAAGGCGGCGCAGGCTGGCGGCCTGCCGGACGTGGTGGTCATGTCGATCAACGCGAAAGAGCAGCTCGACCAGGAGAACGAGACCAACAAGCGGTATAACGACAACCTCGTCGAAGTCATCCCCGGCGTGCAGGTCAACCAGATCGCCTGGGCCAATGGCATCCTCAAGGTCCTGCCGGTGCCCGGCTTCTCGTTCGGTACGTACACTTCACCGGTTAGCGGTCAGACCGTTGAGGACGTGTACTTCCTGCAGACGGACAGTATCAGCATGCCCTGGCTCTACGCCGAAGGCTTCACGGTGCTCGAACTGCCGGCTGCGGTAGACTACACCCTCAGCCAGCGCTACATCATCTTCTCGATGAGCGGCCTGGCGGTGAAGACACCACTGTTCATGGGCAAGGCGCGCCGGCCGGCGTAAGCCTGACTGCCTGATGGGCTGATCATCCTGGGTGCGTAGCGCGATGCTACGCACCCGTTCGCATTTCTGCGCCTGGCTCCGCTGGAATGCGGAGATGGTGGCGACATCATACGTGCGCCGTTGAGGGTTCCCAACGTATGGCGCCGGAGGGTTATCCACATGGTATCTACATCGCATGTGCACAATGAGCGGCGCGCGGATCCGGCGCGCGTCCAGATGAACATCTCCGGTGATTCTGAGGAATCACCGAAGGCGGTCGCTGAGGCAGTGGCAGAAGCCGTTCAAGCAGAAGCCGAATCGTCTAGCAGGAAGCCGCTAGTCGCTGCTGAAATCGAACCTAAGCGACCAACTGAGCCGGAAGACACGGATCGCGTCACCGTGCTCTATGGCTATGGGAAGGTTGACGCGAAGAACCGCTTCTGGCTCGACAACACGACGTTCATCGGCGGCGTCGCCAAGCACGTGCCATACGGCACGGCCCGGGAATGGAAGAAGCTGCCCATCGGCCGGTCAATTCACATCTTGCCCGATGACGCGGACGAAGCGTCCTATGCCAAAGCAGCGGGCATCCAGCCGATGGCTCCCGCCAAGCTTGCCGCGATGATCGAAGCCTCTGATGTCGATGCCATCTTTGAGGCGCTGGGTCCTGAACGCGCTCGCAAACTCATGCAGGCGATGCAAGCACGGATGGAGCGCCGCACGTAACTTGCGCGATCTCACGACGTCCACTTCACGACTGGCGCAGCGTGGACGGTGGCGAGGAGGCGTTGCTGGCGATATACTCCGGCCCGTCGCCCCTGTCAGGACACGTCCACACCGTGCGCTAGCTCGATACCAACAGGAGTAGAGCACCATGTCTTTGATTGCCCGTGTGCTCGGCGCGAAGCGCGACCTGCCGCAGCTTCAGTCCCTGCGGGTCGCGAATACGGCCGCTGGTGGCAGCTATGAGCATGCCCTCATGGCGCTGCCGGATCTCACAGTCGGGGCGCCAGCAGGAACAGCTGGCTTCATGCCCGTCAATCGCCTCACGATCCGGCACATCCACATCATCTTTGAGGCGGCCGTGAACGGCGCGGCGACCAACTACTTCACGATCAACATTCGTCAGTGGCGTAACGGCGCGGCGCTCGGCACGAACCTGGCCAGCATCGCCTTCTCGTCCGGCGTCAACGCCAGCGCTTTCGTGCCCGTCCACCTGACACCCGCAGCTGGCAACGTCATCGAGCCAGGTGACGTCATCACGGTTCAGCTGGTGTCTACGGGTACCGGACTCGCGGCACCGGCGATGACCGCGCAGGTCGAGTGGGTCTCGGAAGGCTTCTCCCAGTAGTCGCCAGTAGCCTGCGGTGGCTCCGTGCGTGAATGCTGTTCCTTACGCGCTCGCGCGGAGCCATTGGGGAGGGACACGCCATGGCCTTTCGAAGAACGCAATACGCGCCCGTCGGCGAATACGAGCCGTTCCACATCAGCGCGGCGCAGGCGAGTGCAGCTCCCATCGGGGCATGGGTCAACACCACGTCCAGCACCGCGATCGCCGCGGCTGGCAGCGCGAGCGTCGCGGTTGCTGATGCGAGTCAGCTGCAACACATGACGGTCGGCATGTCGCTCGTGATCTATGGTGGCACCGGCACGGCGGAAGTCGTGCCGGTGACGGCCATCAATCCGGGCGCGGGCACGTTCACGGCAACCTTCGTGAACACGCACAGTGGGACCTACAACATCACGAGCGTGCGTGGGGTGAGCCTCGGCCGAGTAATCATCAACGCGGCGGGGTCCGCCATGACCCTCACGCTCTACAACGGCAATCCCGCGATCACCTCGTCCGCGCCACGCTATGGTCCCATCG